CTATAATACGTACTCAACTTATGGGTAGATGTGAGATATATGTAGCCGGAGCTGAGACAGGTGTTGACCTGAACCATCACAAGAATGCTACTGCACCTAATCTAATACATTCATTAGATGCAAGCCTACTTCATCTAGCTACAACATCAACAAACTTTCCCATTGCATTGATACATGACAGTGTATTATGCAGAGCTACAGATATGTGCACGCTATCTAGCCTTGTACGTAAAACTTACATGCACCTGTTCGCAGAGCATGAACCACTAACCGACTTCGCCCTAGCAATAGGAGCTGAAGAACAACCACCGATTATTGGCGACCTTAAACCGGAAGCTGTAATTGATTCACAATATTTTTTCTGTTAATGAGAAACATACACGTAACACCCGAGCCTGTAACCTTAGAAGGATTCCAAGCTGTGTTAAAGCCAAGTAAGTTTGGCTATTCATTAAAAGCCGTAGTTGGAGAGGATTTAATCTCTAAACTAGAGACTGAAAGAGACGACTGTCTTAAGTGGGCAGAGTCTAAGTTAAAGAACCCAAAGAGATCAACACTAAAACCTACCCCATGGGAAGAAGTTAGTGATGGTAAGTATCTTATCAAGTTCTCTTGGAGTGACGACAAAAGACCTCCAGTTGTAGATACTGAAGGCACACCAATCAAGGACGTTGATACACCAGTATATTCAGGCAGTAAAGTTAAACTTGGATTTACTCAGAAGCCATACATACTAAGAGATGGCGTGACCTATGGCACATCACTAAAGTTATCTGGAGTACAGATAGTTAGTATTCAGTCAGAGGTAGGTGTTGACACTGGAGACCTTGACGAGCAGGGAGCTGCTGATTTGTTTGGTAGTACATCAGGATTCAAAACATCTGAACCAAATGTAACACCTGACACTACACCTTCGTCAGTAGAAGATGACTTCTAATGGCATTCAGATCAGGTCTAGAAGAAAAGGTAGCTGACCTATTAGTAACGTTGGGCGTCGACTATGAGTATGAGGAGACGTCCTACCCTTACACAATCCAACATCAATATACTCCTGACTTTGTGCTACCAAGTAACGGAGTAATCCTAGAGGTCAAAGGGTATTGGGACCCACCATCTAGGCGTAAGATAAGACAAGTAATCAAGGACAACCCAGAGATAGATCTTCGTATGGTATTTCAAGACCCTTACAAACGTATATCTAAGAAGTCCAAGACTACATACGCAAAGTGGTGTGAGCGATACGGAATACTCTGGTGCGCTGCACACTGCATACCAGTTGACTGGTTAAAATGACAGCAGAATTTTTAAGACACGAGCCATGTGAAGTATGTGGCTCCTCTGATGCAAAGGCTGTTTATGATGATGGCAATACATTTTGTTTTAGTTGCCACAATTTAACAAGAGCAGATAATCACACACATCACATGCCCACCAATGTTCAATTCAAAGGATCAGCCCAAAGGCTGCAAAAACGAAGAATCAGTGAAGAAACCTGCCAACACTACAAAGTCTATAGGGATGGAGAACTTTTACGCTTCCCTTATTACAGCAGCGACAAAACACTTCAAGGGTTCAAAACAAAAACAAAATTAAAAGACTTTAAGTATGAAGGTAATACTACTGACACTCTTTTTGGTCAGTCTCTTATTCCTTCTACTGGCAAACGTATCATGGTCTACGAAGGCGAGCTTGATGCACTATCGGGCTGGGAGGCTTACCCCAACTGGGCGCATGTCTCACTTCCTCACGGAGCTGCGTCAGCTAAAAAGGACATACAAAAACAACTTCAGCTTTTTCAAGGTTATGAAGAAATTGTCCTTTGTTTCGACAAGGACGAAGCCGGTAAGCTGGCGACGGAAGCAGTGGCTGCGCTCTTACCGTCTGGGAAAGTTAAGATTGCTCATTTGCCAGACCCGTATAAAGATGCGTCTGACGCACTACAAAATAATGATGCTGAAGCGATCAGGAAAGCTATCTGGAATGCTTCGCCGTATCAACCTGATGGGATAGTAGATGGTCAATCATTACTAGAATTAGTAACAAACCCTAGCCCACCATGTGACTTTGAGTATCCCTTTGCTGGATTGCAAAGACTAACACATGGATGCAGATACGGAGAACTAACAGTGATAAGTGCAGGCACAGGTCAAGGTAAATCAACCCTGACTCGCCAATTAGCTACTCACTTCTTAGACAAGGACGAACCTGTAGGCTACATTGCTTTGGAAGAGTCAAACAGAAGAACAGCACTAGGACTTATGTCTGTAGCTGTAGGTCAAGCGTTACATCTTGGCGAACATACCAAGGAAACATTAGTAACAGCTTATGATGCGACTCTCAAAAACTGGCGTCTCTTCCTTTATGACCACTTCGGCAGTGCTGACCCTGATATTATTTACAGTCGTATTGAATATATGGCACTCGCACTCGAAGCAAAAATAATCTTTCTTGACCACCTATCCATACTTATATCTGGACTAGATGGTGATGAGAGAAAAATGATAGATAACACCATGACTAAACTACGTAGCTTAGTTGAAAAAACTGGAATCAAACTATTCTTAGTATCACATCTACGTAGAACACAGACAGACAAAAACCACGAAGAAGGAGCACGCGTAACTCTAGGACAACTTAGAGGATCTGCTGCAATATCTCAGCTTGCAGATGAAGTATGGGGACTCGAAAGGAACCAACAAACTGAAGCTGTAGACCAAACGATCTTACGGGTTCTAAAGAATCGCTACTCCGGAGAGGTAGGTGTTGCATGTCAACTTAAATACAACAAAGAAACATGTAAATACGATGAAACTACGGAGCCAATTTTCAATCCCAGTACAGACTTCTGATCTGGAACTGGTGAAACCAAACCCACCTACAAAACAAGCTAAAAAGAAAGCTAAGTTTAAGGACAAAACTTATACCGGTAAAAAATAGTGCTGGTATTTGACATAGAAACAAACGGACTATTATATGACGTTTCTAAGATACATTGCATTTCCACCTTTGACACCAAAGAAGAGAAGACATACGTATATAACGATCAGAATGACGAAACGCCCAGCATACGGGATGGTATCAATCAAATTATGGAAGCTGATACTCTTGCTGGTCACAACCTTATTGGGTACGACCTTGCTGTCCTTCGGAAGCTTAGCGACGGGTTTCATACTGATGCTACAGTTATTGATACTCTTGTGCTTTCTCGCTTATATCACCCAAATTTAATGGAGATAGATAAGAAAAGACAGTGGAGACATATGCCATTACAGTTATATGGTAGACATTCACTTGAAGCATATGGCTACAGATTAGGAGAATACAAAGGAGACTTTGGTAAAAACTCTGACTGGCAAGAGTGGAGTCAAGAGATGCAAGACTACATGGTGCAAGACGTAAAAGTAACTACAAAATTATGCGAACATTTCCGCCCTTATCTGACTCGTGTCGATTAGAGCACCGAGTCGCAGAAATACTAACAGAACAAGAAATACATGGATGGACATTTGACGAACAAAAAAGTTTCCAACTTGAGTCACATCTCAGAAGAGAGATGGAAGAACTTACTCAAGTACTTCGGAGACAATTCCCTCTCATTGGAGGAGCGTTGTTCACTCCTAAACGAGATAACTCTACACAAGGCTATAAAGCCGGAGCAGAGTTCCAAAGATTAAAAGAATTTAACCCCACTTCACGAGACCACATAGCATGGATTTTGACGACTCATTTCAAAGTCAAATTGAGCAAGATCACCACGACTGGGAAACCAATTATCGACGAGATTACATTGATGGAGATAGATATTCCCTTCTCGAAAGCATGTGCGAAATGTTTGACGATAAAGAAGAAGCTTGGGATGATATCCGAAGGCGTGAACGCATGGAACAAGCTTGTTACGACTAAAGGTAAGATACACCACAACTGTTCAGTTTCTACTAACACATTTAGATGTGCTCATAGAAAACCGAATCTTGCCCAAGTTCCTTCGGATAAAGAATTTAGAGAACTATTTACTGCCAGTCCAAGGCATATAATGGTAGGTGCAGATTTAAGTGGTATAGAACTACGAATGCTTGCACATTATTTAGGACGATATGACGGAGGTCGATATGCCGACATATTACTTAACGATGACATACATCAAGTTAACGCAGACAAAATAGGAATCACACGCCGACAAGTTAAGACTGTTACATATGCATTCTTGTATGGAGCGGGAAATGAAAAAATAGGTATGAGTTATGATAACTCTTTACAACCCAAGGAAGCCAGAAAAAAAGGACAAGAGATCAGAGAAGCTTACGTATCTGCTATCGAAGGACTCGCCGACTTACTGGGAGCGGTTTCAAATAAGGCTGCTAACGGTTACCTCTTGGCACTGGACGGACGAAGGGTGTTGGTCGATTCACCGCACAAAGCACTAAACTATTTACTACAATGTAGTGCTGGTATAGTTGCAAAAAGATGGATGGTTATAGCTAACGATGCTATACATAATCCTCACACACATCAACTAGCATTCGTGCATGACGAATTGCAATACGAAACACCAGAAGAAGATGCTACAAATTTAATGAATCTTCTAGAAAAAGCAGCAGAACTAGCTGGCGAATACTACGATTTACGTTGTCCTATCGCTGCCGAAGCAAAGCAAGGCAAAACATGGGCTGACGTACATTAAAATATGAAATTATTAATTGATTGCGACTATATAGTCTACAAATGCTGTGCAGCAGCAGAAACCGAAATGGATTTTGGTGATGACGTCATAGTTGTTACTTCTAACTTTTCTGACGCTATGAAATGTGTCAAAAGAGATTTAGATAGAATCCAAAATGAACTAGGTTCGTTTGATGATGAATTAATATTGTTTTTTACAAGTCCTAATAATTTTAGGAAAAAAATTCTGCCCGAATACAAGGGTCATCGACAACGAAAAAAGCCCTGTGGATTTAAACGTGTCATACAGGAACTTAAAAAACAATACAGAGTTATCCTCAAAGATACACTCGAAGCCGATGATTCTATAGGAATCTATGCTACAAAATATCCCGGAAACATAATCGTCTCTCCTGACAAAGATATGAGACAGATTCCCGGTAAACTATATGACTTCAAAGAAACTGTAGACATCACTCCAGAAGAAGGAGCAAGATGGCATCTGATTCAGGCAATGGCAGGCGATAACACTGATGGTTACGCAGGCGTTCCCGGTATTGGTATAAAAAAAGCAGAGAAAATCTTTGAAGAAAAAGGATACACATGGAAAGCAGTCGTTGAAACTTTTGTTGACAAAGATATGACTGAACAAGACGCGTTAATCAACGCAAGGCTTGCACGAATCTTAACTACTAACGACTACGACCATGAAAGAAAAGAACCAATCCTCTGGCAACCCATTCCAGACTACCAAGTTGACTCTCCATCA